TGACGGTATCTCGCGCGCGCTGTTCAAGAGCTATGAGCAGGGCCGCAAGACTTTCCAAGGCGACACCATTGATTTTGGCTGGGGCGACGAGGAATCGGAAAAGCAGGACGTCTATGACGAGTTTCTGACTCGGCTGACCGGCGACGGGGTGCTGTACACGACGTTCACGCCGATGTTCGGGCCGACCGAGCTGGTCAATTCGTTCACCAATGCCGACCATCCCGATCGTGCCATTGTGACGATGACGCTGGACGAGGCCGAGCATTTCTCCGCGGAGGAGAAGGTCCGGCGATTTGCCGGCTACAAGCAGCATGAGCGGGATGCTCGAGCCATGGGCGTGCCCAAGCTCGGATCCGGGGCGATCTTCACGTTCCCCGAGGAGGGGGTGATCGAGCCGCCGCTGAGCTATCTTCCGCCCCATTGGGTGAAAATCTGGGGCATCGATCCCGGCATTGGCCATCCGTTCGGCGCCGCGCTGATCATTTGGGACCGGGACAATGACATCATCCACGTCCACCACGCTTTCCGCATGGTCGGCGAGGGCACCGCGGTAACGCCGATCAACCATGCGGCGGCCATGCGGCCGTTGGGGGCCGCGGTGCCGGTGGCCTGGCCCAAGGACGCCGGCGATCGCGAGAAGGGGTCTGGCGAGCCCCTGGCTGACCAGTACCGCAAGCACGGCCTGCGCATGCTGCACGAGCACGCGACCTGGCCTGACGGCAGCGTGTCGACCGAGGCCGGCATTCTCGAATGGCAGGAGCGGGAGAAGACGGGCCGGCTCAAGATTGCCATGCAGCTTGGTGAATTGCTCGAGGAGCGCCGATTTTATCACCGCAAGGACGGGCAGATCGTCAAGGTGCGGGACGACATCATTTCTGCCGTCCGCGTTGCTCTGATGATGAAGCGACATGCCCGCGCGGTCGGGCTTGGTGGACAGTTTTCCGCCTCGCGCGAGCCGCAACTGGCGACTGGCGTCGATTTCGACGTGTTCGCATGAAAAAACCAACCCCCGCTCAGATTGCCAGCGCCTGGAACGACATGCCGGGCCAGTATGGTGTGCGAGTCAATAAGACGAATGGTGATGGTAGGCCGTTCGAGGTGTTTTTTCTTTTACCTGGGCCTATTTCCGACGAAACCCTGAAAGTCATGGCGTCGTTTTCCGACCACGGCGCGGCCGTGAGGATGGCCGATGACCTCGAGGATACCGCGCGCGCGCGAGAAGTCCTCAAGTTGTTCATTGACTAGGGGTGCGTTGAGGCCAGCCAGTCCGGCGCGCAGCCTCCGCACCGTCACCCTATCCTTTGGGCGACGTCCTTCCTTTGACTGAGCCGGGTCGGTGACCCGGTTCTCTTTCATGGAGATTTGCGGCCATGGCCCATGATCCGAAGGCTGTCAAGGCTGATCCGATCCTAGTTCTCGCCCGCGTGGTCCGCCATCTCGCCCATCAGGCGGCGCCCGGCATGCATGATGACGCGCTTGACGCGCTGCTGCTCGAGCTCGACCCGGTCGAGAAGAAGAAGGCTGCCGAAGCCAAGGCTGAAGCTGACCAGAAGATCGCCGACAAGCCTGCTGACAAGCCCGGTCCGGGTAGCGGTGGGGGTAGCGGTGGCAGCAGTGATTCACTCCCCGGCAGCTTCACGCCGGCCCCACCTCCACCTCCACCGCCAGGCAGCAACGTCAGCCAATTGTCGCCGAAGCCATTCTGATGCCGCCCGCCAATCCCAAGAATCTTGGCATGTCGGCTGCCGGCATGGATCTGGGGCTGGGTGACCAGCTTGGACAGCAAGTGCAGGACGAGACCGAGGAGCAGAGACGCCGACGCCTGCTCCTGGAACAGATGCAATCGGCGGTGAACCCAATGGGGGCAGCGGGAGTGCTGGGTCTTGGAGCACAAACCCGACGCTGAGACGCTGGATCAATTCCGGCACGAGCAGGAAATCCGTGAGACTTGGCAAGCGCGCGCTCTGGCACACACGCACCATCAGCATATCGGTGTCGTCCTCCTTTCCGTTCTTGCGCATAACTACGACGACGCCATGCCCGTGCTACTGCGCGTGGTCTTCCCGGGCTTCCGAAGCATCGATACGCCATTCGTGTGCTCAGCTGCCAGAGTCGCAAAAACCGGCGCGGTTGTTGCGGATGTGGTCTGGGACGGCGGACTTATAGTCAAGAACATGGTGCTATTCAAAAGCCTGAACGCACTGAAGAACGCATTCCGCCGACTTGCTGACAAAATGCGGCTCGACGACGCCGACCGCATTGCGATGTTTGCTGCGGTGCGCAAGTGGGTAGTGGCAGACACCCGGCTCGATCCAACCATGGACCCGGCCGATCCCGACGCCAAGCGGTTGACGGTGAACTGATGGCCGCTCCCGCCACCCGCTCCAATCTGGTTCCTTACACGCCCGGCCTGCCGCGCACGGTCGGCGATGCCGAGATGGAAATCGTGCGTGACGTGCTGCAGGAGTTTTCGCAGTACGTCTCGTGGCGCTCGATGTTCGCCGGCCAATGGGAGGAAGCTGCCCAGCTGATCCTGCCGACCAGCCGCAACACTTTCTTCTATCAGAGCTATAATGTGCAGGGCCAGAAGAAGACCCAGCAGCAGGTCGATGCCAGTGGCATGCTGGCATTGCATCGATTCGCAGCGATCTGCGACTCGCTGCTCACCCCACGCAACATGAAATGGCACCAGCTTGCCGCCAACGATGAATATGTGATGAAGGACCGCGCCACTCGGTTGTGGTTCGAGGAAGTCACCAGCATCTTGTTCAAGTACCGCTATGCGCCGATGGCCAATTTCTCGGCGCAGAACAATGCAAACTACCAGTCACTCGGCGCCTTCGGTAACGCCACCATGTTCGTTGATGCGTTCGATGGCCGGCACCACAATGGCCAAGTCGGACTGAGATATAAAGCCGTCCCATTAGGCGAGACTTTCTACGGCGAGAACCATCAGGGGTTGGTCGATCGCGTCATTCGCTGGTTCCGCATGACCGCCTATCAGGCAGTGCAACGCTGGGGCATCGAAGCGCTGCCGGCCACCCTGCATGCCCCGCTGCAGCAACACAGCCAATGGCTCTACTCGTTCCTGCATTGTGTGCGCCCGCGCGATCTCAAGGAATATGATCCCAAGCGCCTCGACGTGAAATCACTGCCCTTCGTGTCCTACTACATCTCGATCGAAGGCCAGTGCATGATGCAGCCAGAGGGCGGCTACCGCACATTTCCCTATTCGGTGTCGCGCTACGACCAGACGCCAATGGAAGTCTATGGCCGCGGGCCGGCGCAGATGGTGCTGCCCAGCCTGAAGACCCTGAACGCGCAGAAGACCACCTTCCTCAAGGCCGGCCATCGAGCCTCCGATCCGATCCTGCTCACCGCAGACGACGGCTTGGTGGGCATGGACATGCGGCCCGGCGCCATCAACAAGGGCGCGGTCTCGCAAGACGGCAAGTTGATGGTGCACACGCTGCCGATCGGCAACATCCAGGTCAACGAGAAGATGATGGACATGGAGCGCGCCATCATCAACGACACTTTCCTGGTCACCCTGTTCCAGATCCTTACTGAAACCCCACAGATGACCGCCACCGAGGTCATCGAGCGGACCAATGAAAAGGGCATCCTGCTGGCTCCCACCATCGGCCGCCAGCAGTCGGAATATCTCGGCCCGATGATCGATCGCGAGCTCGACATCGCCGCCAGCCTGCGGCTGCTGCCGCCGATGCCGCCCAGGCTTCAAGAGGCCCGCGGCGAGTACCAGACGGTCTACACCTCGCCGCTCGCCCGCGCCCAGCGCGCCCAGGAGGCCGCCGGCTTCTACCGCACGGTGGAGAACATCAAGGAATTGGCCGCGGTGTCCCAGGACATGAGCCTGTTCGACCGCTTCGACTTCGATACCGCGGTGCCGGACATCGCCCGCATCAACGCGGTGCCGGAAAAGTGGATGTCCGACGACGATGGGGTGGCGAGGAAGCGCAAGGCCCGCGCCCAGGCGGCGCAGCAGCAGGCCCAACTCCAGGCAATGCCGGCCCAGGCCGCGATCATGAAGGCCCAGGCGGTGCAGGCCAAGGCCGGCATGGGCCAGGGCCAGCCACAGGGCGGTCAGCCCCAAGGCCAGCCGCCGGATCAGGGCCCGCCGCCGGGAATGTAACCAATGGCCGACATTCCCGCCGTCGCCGAATTCCTGCGCCAGCGCAAGGCGGCTTACCAGGTCGCGTTCTCGTCTGCGGCTGGGCAGTCGGTGCAAGACGATCTCGCAACATTCTGCCGAGCTGCCGAGACCTGTTTTCATGTTGATCCCCGCATTCATGCGGCGCTGGAAGGCCGCCGAGAGGTGTGGCTGCGCATCCGGCAGCACCTCGATCTCTCGATCGAGCAGTTGATGGATTTGTACGGGGCCGTCGTGCCCAAACCACGAGGAGACCACGACGATGAGTGACGTTACAGCAATACAGGCTCCCCGGGGCGACATCACCGCAGTCGCCACGCCGCCGACCATGACGGTCTGGCACCAGGGCGTCGATGACGCGATCAAGACCCATTGGCAGAACAAGGGCTATGATCTGTCCGATCCGGCCAAGG